GCGTAAACGTCAACCTGTACCAGTGCCGTTGCTATGCCAGCCGCTGCCCCTATGGCATCGTCGCTGGTACTGCTGATCAACTGGTAGACAATGGCCGGCAGTGTGGCATCCTGTGGCATAGCCCTGGGGAAAATTCGTGTTCCCACGTCAGCAGCCACAGCGCTATCTGCTGCCAGCCTGGTCCTGATTGCTTTGCCGATATCGCTCATTTAACTTTCCCAGCTTCCTCTGCAACTATCTTTTTCATCACGCCACGGAATACGCCCAGCACAACGTCCTCTTGCTGGTGGGCTGCTCGCCTGAGAAACGACCTGGCCGGCTGGTATCGCGTGCCGTATTCAACAAACCCGCCATAATAGTATTCCCCCTTGAATAGATCCTTCCCTGTCACAATCCGAACGCCAACAATGTGGGCAGTTTTCCTGCTCCGCTTTAATCCCCTTATCTTGATACTTTTCCCCAGCCTGCCGCTGTCCTTTGGTACCATTGCCTGGGCTGCTGTTACCACGTGCTTGGCTGCTTTCCTCATGGCCTTTCGCATTAGTTTTTTCTGTACTGTGCCAGGCAGCTTTTTAAGTTTCGCGTCAACCTCTTTAATGCCTGTCACCTGCCAGACAGACTGGCCGATTGTCATGGCACCGCCACGCCCAAAGTCTAGATGCTGAAAACCGCCAGGCTGTACCATCTATTCATCCTCCCGGCAGTACAACCACAGGGTCCTGTGGTAGTTGTCGCGCCGCTGTACGTTCTGGATATTCAGGGTCCTGGTAGCTGCCCCGTCTGTGTACTGGATCCGCATTTTGGCCGTGGGGAATGTTCCGCTTCTGGGTTCTCTTATAATCACCACAGCCGTTACAAAATCCTGTACCTGGTCACCGCGTATTGTTTCCCCGCCGCCCTTTTCCACCACCTGGCCGTCCATTGTCCTGGCCGTGGACCAGGTGCTGATCAGCTGGCCGCCAGCGTCTGCCGCTTCTGCTTCTGTCTGGATGGCTATTCGGCGCCGCAGCTGTCCTGCCCTGACCATTTAGACCCCCTGCCCGTAACAGGTGAAACTATCGCCCAGCTTGTAGGGCGCCAGCAGGCTGTCCACCGCCATCGGCAGCACCGTCGCACCAGGGCCAACTAGTACAGCTTCCCTGTTCTCAAACAGGTGCCCCACCAGCAGCAGGATGGCCTGCTTAATTGCCTGGGGTACATCGCTGCCCGCGTCCCCGTAGCCGCATATAAACCGGATCTGCACAGCGTCCCGCACCTGCCTGGCACTGGGCCAGGTCTTGTCGTAGGCCGGTGTAATGCTGCCAGGATCCCGCTTGATACTGACGATGTAATCAGACGCGGTAATTGTGGCACCCGCGCCTGCTGTGTCTGTGTACGTGATAGCAGATACGCTTTGCAGCTGGCCCTTGGGCATGTGAAGTATCCGCGTGCCTGGTGGGAATTTATCCAGGGTAAGATCGTAGGTGGCCGTTATCAGCTGCCGCCCGGTTTCCGCTTCAACCTTCTGCCTGGCCGCTATCACCAGGTTATCCAGAATGGTGTCATAATATGTCTCGTCCAGGTTCAAGTGGCTCCTGCATTCAGCCGTTGTCAGCGGTTCTGCCGCTGGTGCTGTCTGCAAGTCCAGGCCGTAATCAATTACGCTTGTCATTTTTTGCCCTTGCCCCTGGCCTTTGCTGGCTTTCGCATGGCCGATTCTGGCGTGCCTGCCCCGCGTCCTTGCAGGACAGGCTCCGCCAGCTTTCGGTCAATTAGTCGCTGGCCCTCATCCTCTGGGATCTCTATCACTTCCCCGGCTTCATTGCTGCCGGTTAGCGATACTCGCCCCGTTAAAAGTCGGACCTTCAACTATCTGCCCCCGGTGTTATGCCTGGGTCAATTTCTTGATCGGACCTGTGCCCGCATCAATCACTCGCCCGTCATGGCGACTAAACGCCACAAAACCGGTTTGGTCGTTGTCCCGGTACCGTTCCTCTAATCGGAACATCCGAACGGATCCGGCATCCCGGACCACATACTTGCTCATGGCGCCGACCAGAACGGTAACATTCCCAGTTGCCAGGGCTGGCATGTCGTTATTCACGACAACCGGCTTGCCAAGCAATCTGTCTGGCTCGCTGTCCTGGAGTCCAGGCTGCCAGAGATACTGGTCATTGGCGTCCTTTAGCTTACGGATGTAAAGGATGATATCGTCATGCATCATCCATCCAAAACTAGGATCGTTGCGGTAGGCAGGATCCACGCTGTGATACAGCTCAATCAGTTCATCTGCGGTAATGGCCGCTGCCCCGGCAGCTGTCACGCCAGCAGACGCGCCAACAGTGATACCCTGGGGCTGGCTGCTGCCAGTACCAGTGGTGAAATGCTGGGCAGTAATTCTGCCAAGGCGCTCACCTAACATACTGCCGACTTCCTGGGCCAGCGAGAAGGCCGAGTCCGACATCAGTTCCGCAGATATTAAAACTGAATCTGACGAATACTTATAGCTTGAGATTGTAACGCTGCCGAACGTTACAGCGGTTTCTGTAATCGCTGCGTTTTCAGCTAACAGCCGGCCAACGTTGCCGGTATCATTCACTGACGCCCAGGGCATGTCATTGCCGGTAGACGTTCTTAGGATCCTGGCAACGCGCCGCGGACCGCCAAACGCCAGCAGGGACCTTTCCAGCTCATTTACAAATCCCTCTGGCACCGTGTAACCGCCAGCGCTGTCAGTTCCTACTGACTGTGCCCGCGTTTCCAGGCTGCGCCCGAAACCGTTGTGGCGATAGCCAGCTGGATTCTGTTGCAACTGGACGTCAAAACTGGGGCTTTTGTAGTCAATACCTACCTGCCGGCATGCGCTCTGGTGCCGTTCTTCAATATCGAGCCCGTTCTGATAACGTGCCCAAGCCTGGAACGCCAGGTTGTGGGTTTCGCTCGTTACGGGTTCTTCACCAGCACGCTGGGCCTTGAAACTGGCAACGTCCCTGGCCTGGGAAACTTCAGACAAACGCGCTGCAACGTCCAGACGTTCCTTTTCCGCTTCCATTTCGGATACGGTTTCGTCATAGCTGGTGTTCACAGCGTCCCAGGTTTCCCGGTCCTCTGCTGACCAGTTTTCCTGGTTGTCTGCAAGTTCCTTGATTTTTGCTGATAATTCGCTGCGCTGTTCTTGCAGCTTTTTGATAGCGTCTGACATTTGTTGTTCCTTGTCGGTATTGCCGGCAGGAACAAAAAAGTATCTGCCGGCAGGGTAATTGATCCCCGCAGATAACAGATACTTGCATTACGCTTTCAGCTGTTTCGATTTGTACCGTTTACTGGCTTGCGCTTTCAGCCGGCACAGTTGTTATTGTTCACAGGTGGCCTGCAATTGCAACAACGTTATCCCAGGCCCAGCGCCACCAGCCTGGCCCGCACGTCAACCGCTTCCTGGCCCTTGCGTGTTTCATCCAGCCAGGCCCACAGCGCCGTTTCCGCTTCTTTTACGTTTTCGGCTGTCCGCAGGCCGGTACTCGTGGACCCGTATGCTGGAAAAGTAACCGGTCCCAGATCGAACAAGTTGACGCTGCGCAGTTCCCTGACAGTCTGGTCCCCGTCTTTACGGATTTCCGCGCCGCCGTCTGCCACTTTAAAACTGAAACTGCTGCCAGTAACGTCCCCGCGTCCTATGCTGGTGGCCACGTCCCGGCCCAGCTGGGTGTCTGGGAGCAGAATATCGTACCGCAGGCCGATAGAATCGGCAGATAACGTCATGGTCCCGGCCCCGGTCCTCCCCAGCACCTGGTTAGGATCGTGATTAAACAGGCCGCGCACGTCCTGTTCTGTTTCCAGGGCACTATCGAACGCGCCTGGCATGATCCGTTCAACGTAATTGTCCAGCAGTTCAAATTCTGTGCCAGGGTCGTCTGACCTGTGATAGACCGCCGCGTAGCCGGTAATGACCGGCTGGCCGTCCTGGTCCCTGACCTCTACCGCCATGCTGTTTGGGAATTGTTTTGCCATCGGTTTATATTCCTTCTTCCAGGGTGTTTAGGATTTCTGCCGGGAGGTCCAGCCGCAGCTGGTCCGCAGCTTCAACGATAGTATTCTTTAGATCCGCTTCTGTGGTTGTCTCCAGCAGGCTGTCCAGCTTTGGTCTTAGGTGGTCGTAGATAGACATTAATGCCTCAATGGCAAACGGCTCTGTACATTGTCCACGAACAGCAGCATAGGCTACCGCTGCGGTTGATAGATGGACCGCGGCCTGGTCTGCTGTGTTAGCCTCCAGCCCGCTGTCAATCCAGGTCACAAACCGGCTGGCCTTTTTACGCTTTACGTTCCTGGTCACGCTGTCCAGGATCCCGCCCACAGCTGCCGCCATCTGTTGCAGCAGGACCGCCCGCGTAGCGTCCAGCGCTTCCGGCTCTGCTTCTGGCTCTGGATCCGCTGGTGGATCCTCTGCCGGCGCCGTTTCTTCCCCTGCCACTGTCATATTCAGTGGCCGCAGGTAGACCCCACCCAGACCGTCTGGACGTGGATTCATATTCTGCATTGCCCGGAATTCGTCTGGTGACAGAACGCCCATTTCTATACCCATGCGTCCTACCGTGTACTTTGTCATGGTGTCCGCTTGTATCAGGGCATCCACGTTATGCTCAATATAGTGTTGGCCGGCAGCCTGCTGGTCTGTGGTTAGCAGTTTCATCCAGCATTCACTGGCAATCGTTTGCAGCCAGACCGCCAGGCAGCTGTCCAGATAGCTGCGGTTCTCTTGCTCCAGGCTGCTGTAACTGGTGCGGCTGTCATCTCCCAGCTTGTGGGGTGGCAGGTTAAACCACCTGGCAACGTCCTTCACCTGCTCGGCTCTGCTCTGTGTCATCTGTGCCTGGTCTGGTGCAAACTGCCCCGCGTGGAATTTAGCACCGTCCCGCAGGATCACAGTCTTAAACGCATTGTCTACCGCTTCATAGGTTTTCCGGTAGCCTATCTCCAGATTATCGGCTGCGGTTTTCGTCATCCCGGGTGGGACCTCTAGAATCCCCCCGATCCTGGCACCATGCTGGAAAAACCTGCTGGCAAACTTGTTTTGGGCCAGGCCCAGGGCAAAGCTATTGCGTGCCTGGTGGATCAGCTCACAATCGGCATCCCCTTTGATGCTGATATGTTCCAGGTGGAGTATTTCGCTATCAAAGAAACTAACCAGGCTGCCGCCTACCTCGCTCACGTAATAGGTGCTGCCGTCCTCGCGGATCTGTGGCTGGGTCCGATCAGGCAGCAGCGGCAGCAGCTCCAGCGGCTGGCCGTTGGGATCCTTCATAATCAGGGCATAGGCATTTCCCCACAGCAGGGAATGCGTCATCATCCGGCGCCAGAACTTGAACGCGGACATTTTCCCGCTGGCTTTCCACCTGACCAGCTGCTGGGCTGGGTGGGCCTGGTCGATTTCCCGCCCACGTTCTCCCAGGTCCGGCCGGCGCCGGTAGACGTTTAGCGGTAGCTTTGCAACGTCGCCAGATATCAGGCTGACAGCCTGCCAGACGGCTGCCAGGCCGAGCGCCCGCTTAGGGCTGACGCTTTCCCCGGTATCTGCTTTGTAATCCCCGAATACCTCATTCCAGACCTCTGGGCTGCCCAGGGGAATGTTCGGATTCTCCAGGCTGCGGTTCTCGTCCCCGGTGTCGATCATCATGTTATTGTCAGGCATTACATTAGCTCCAGCTGGTTATCTTCGTAATAGTTGTAGGTTGGCTCCGCGTCTGCTGCCTGTGCCCTGCCCAGGGCCATAATCGCAGCAACTATGCCGTCAATTTTCTTGGGGTCATCATGCGCCGGCTTTACTGGCCGCTTGTTTGCGTTGTTGTCCTGCTT